ATAGGGTACTCTGTTATTCTCTCGTTTAAAATCTTTTCGTAAAGAAGAATGTCAGAAACTACACATGTTTGTTTAATTCGAGTAGTATGGTAAGGGACTGCATTTATGATATTTTTAGCAAATTCTTTATTTTGCTTTAATACTTCAAATTCTTTTTTTGAAACAACATTATTCTCCGTCTTAGAGGTTGCTTCCTGGATCTTAGCCATTGCTTCTTGCCGGGCTCCTTGGAGCTGAGTATCCATTTCATCTTTAGCATTTCTTATTTCTAACTCTGCTCGCTGTGGGAGCATCTCTCCGGACTGCACTGCTTTTTGTATTGAATCCTGAGTCTCTATAAATTTAACCTCCATTTCGGCTTTGAGCGCGGCCATTTGCTTTTCAAGCTGTTGCTGTATTTGTTTTAGCTGCTCTGGAGATGGAGGTATTCTATAAAATACTGATACAAAGGGAACTTTAATCTTTTCAAACATTTCATAAAGCTCAACCATCATTTCTGTCTGTCTATCATCATCTAGACTAGCAGGATCATCTGTATCAAATATAGTGAAATCTTTTTGTTCTGAATCTTTAGGTTTAACAGAGTAATCATATTCTGCATAATTCATACTAGAAGCTTTATTTATCTTATTCTCCATACCTGGGAATAAAGACTTTACATGAGATTTAGGTAATACCTTCCTAATCATTATATAAGAGGCATCTTTAAAAAGGATATCTCTGGATTTAGGGTCTACATATAAATCAAATGGATGGGGCTGTATAAGCCTTACTTCGCCTAATCCTCTGTCTGCATCAGGGTCTACTGTTACTTGAAGGTAGCCTACTGATTTATTAATCGAGTCATTAATGCAATTTGATAGCAATGTTGATCCGTGAGACTCATTCCATATATAATCAGCTATATCTGAAAAGACAGCAGCTACATCTGCATCCGATCCATCTGTTCCAATAGCTTGCCATCTTGGGCCATTAGCTGTTGCATAAAAGTTTAGCATTTCTACAATAGGGGTTAATCTATTAATAGTGTATGTAGGCATCCCTGCCTCTTGTAATGCTGTTTTTTCTGCACGAGTTAATTGGTTATCATTAGCAAAGTCTTCGCCTTTTTGATTAACAGCTTGCCATTGTATTCTTGTGCCATTATTAACTGTATTAAATATTTCTCTAATTCTATCTGCTGCTTTTTTTCTTGCCATTGCTACACACCTTTTTTAAGTTTTAGGAATATCACTTCTTAAAGCTGCTTCCCGAAGGCAGCGCTAAAGTTATCCTGCTCTTGCGTACCCTTTAAATAAGCAGCTTCTGCTTGCCTTCTTGTTGAATAACTATCTCCAAAGTTCATTAAATTCTTATAAGCCTCGTCCCAATTGCCTTTAGTGACTTGCCTCCAAAAACCCGGAGTAGCTTCTTCTAAATTCGCTCCATATTGAAAAGCCGCAGAAGCCAGAACTGTCTGCTGTCTTGAGGTTAAGTCGAAAAAATTAGCACCATCTGTAGAATTTGAATACCTTCTTCTAAGACCTCCTAAAGTTTTAGCATGGGTATACCTATCTACTTCTGCAATTTGCTCAGCGTTGAGAAATGGAGCTTTGCTGCTATTCAATACTTTTAAAGCATTCTCTCCTGTCACTCCTACATAAGGAGATAATAAACTTACCACATCACCAGAAAGACCGGAATTAGAGAGCTCTTCTATAGACATCTGCCCTACATCAAACCCAGTAGCTATTGTTAATCCACTTTTGCCAATAACCTTTCCATCTCTATCAGTAGGGATGTAGCCTGCAGCCCGAGCCCCTCCTTCACGATCACTTATAAAACTCCAGTCTATCTTATTTTCATTGCTACTCATTTATCTACTTAAACCTTCCAAAGATTCTATTAAATAAACCTTCTTCTTCAGTTTCTGCAGGTACAGGTTTATTCCATTCATTTGCAGACTTTATATCTAAACGAGTGACATATGGGTCCTGCCCTGAAGCTATAAAATTTTTCCAAGAATGCATTCCTTTGTCGCTTGACATCTGCATGTCTTTTGAACTTCCTATTGCTTCATAAAAACTACCATTATACTCGTATAGTTGTTTATTATGAAAAACATTTCCTTCCTGACTAAATGCTTGTTTTAAAAATGAATTTGTGTTTTTTAAAGTTTTCTCACTCATGCTATTACCCAATCTTTTGCTTTACGCTTTTTCTTAGTATAGTTACCATCATTCTCTGTAAGATTCTTTGGAGGATATGCAAACTTGCATGCATAGGCAAGCCCGTCAATTGCATCATCATGTGCCATCCTTGGTCCAAATGTTATAATCTCCCTCTGTAAAGAGTAATGAGTTTTCTTAATATGTATTTGCCCAACGGCAAATCTCTGAGCAAGGATCTCTTGGATCCTGTCTCGTTTTGATTGTCTATTCCCAGGTTTCTCTTCTCTCCACCTAAGACTAAAATCGTTCCTTCTAAGGCTCTCTGCTCTAATGGCTTGGAAGAGCGGCTTTGACATTGTTGTGTCTTCAACTGTGAAAACTGTGGGATGATAGATTCTATTTGTTTCGTACATATAATCAACGATCCCTTTTTTATCCGAACCGGGGATACCAAGAACAGGCAAAGAGCGCTTACGTATATAATCAAGCACATAAATGTTATTATCCATATCCACGGCAACAGTAATAATAACGCTAAAGTCACTATCTCTCCTTATCGAATCGGTAGCTGGGTCAACACCTGAGAAAGTATACACAGGCTTAGCATGACCATCAATAACAATATAACTAACTCCGGACTCTTCGTCATATCTGTAATCACCATCCCAATGTTTGATATGTGCTCTCGTAAATATTGCGTCATCTTCGCTTTGTACCTCCATAAGGTATTCTTGATAGAATTTTTGAGGTCTATTACTGTCTGCATAAAATTTCTTCTTTCTGTCTAGTTCTTCTTTAGGGAACCATGAAGGCCATAAAATAGTTCCTTTTTCATCAATTGCTTTTCTATAAAACATATCCCAGCTAAAAGGCTTCTTCTTACTTATAGACTCTTCATAGCCCATTATAAGATTGTTAACAAACGAATCAAAATGTACAGGAGTACCATTGATACGCAAGCGGCCATCAGCAGGTTCAAGAGCAGGGAACACAACAGCAGTAACCAAAGTAGAGTTTTTATCCCTCGCTTCAGGAGTAATAGTGTTGTTCTCATCTTCAAAATCATCCAAGACCACAAGGTCGTATCTCTTGTGAAGTTTTGCTCCTCCACGGATACCTGAGATATTTGATCTTGAGATGAGTTTAGACCCATCAAAAGTCTCGATGTCTTGCTCTGTCCACTTTTTGCCCTTTATAGTGCCAAAATAGTATTTTATCTTTTCATTGTACTCTAAGTGATGTTTAACATAATCCATGTTACCTACAGCTAGTTTCTGAGTTGCTGATACCCAGCCATAGAAGTAAGGGCCCTGTTTGTCTGTAAAGCCCCATTCTTTTGCTTTTCCAGAGAATGCTAAATCTCTTACTATATCTGCCTTCGTAAATACAGTTTTGCCATGTCCTCTGGACATTACTACAGCTAACTGTCTTATAGACTTATCATCTATCTTATCTGCTAATTCATAATGGAAAGGAGGAGTTTCACTACGCATGAAATCTTCTGGTAAAAAAAGCTTGCCAAAAGATATTACATCGTTAAATGCTTGTTTAAGTAGCGCTTCTTCCTTAGAAACGTTATGAAAGTTTACGTTTGCCATATATTTTCAGTTAAAATAGAGTATTAACTTAACATTTTTAACTGTTTTAAGGCAATAAAAGAATTTTATTTATTTATCGAGTATATTGAGGCCCAAAAATAGTTTTAAACATGTCTTCTTCGCGACTTTCCTTTGAAGGCTTATCTGTAACAACTCCAGCGGCTTCATCAATTATCTTCTGAGCTGCCTCCATATTATCTACTCCCAGAAGAATAGGTATTGCACCTATCATTCCGTTTAGAGTTACTTCAAACCCTTGATAGTTAACACCTCTTCCGGTAGGAGTCATACTGAAATCAAACTTTGCTGCTTTGGTAACTTCTTTACCTTGAATGTCAGCTTCTAGCTTTTTTAAGTAGTCGAAAACATCTTTTCCGGGGATATTTGAGTTATTTGATAACTTTGATAGAGTTGAGTGAGTAGCAACTCCTGAGTATTGACCCTTCTTAAGCTGCTTAAACCCGGTTATTTCTCGACCAAACAACTTCCCTTTTGCTAGGCCTTTTAAAAATAAATGAAGAGAGTCAAAAGTCATTTGACCTTCTTTAACTTTTATGCCTTTAGGTAGTGTTTTTATTACTGATATTAAGCTTTGTATAACCTCTCTAGGGCTTCCATCATTCTGGTACATATATATATTTTTTAACATAAGACCATCGCCTTCTCTATATAGGTTAAAGGCTAGATTTGGAGCCTCATGAGATAATACCTCCCCATTGCTATTAACCTTCTTATATCCCGGGAGCTCTATAGTTACCGTTGCTTTTCCGAGAGAGGTTTTCTCAAAAGATATCCCTAATGGATGATGGCTCTTAGATGAAGACGTGAACTTCATATTAATCTTCTCTTTTGCCGGCATCTTGTCGAAAAAATCTAGACTAAACTGAGTTTCATCTAAAGTCGGTTTAGTTACACTCCTTATTAGATCGTTGTATTCAGAAGTATTAGGAGAAATTTCTTTCAGCTCCAATTTATGGTCTCTTATAGTCTTAAGATAATAAGCCTCATGCCTGCGCGAGACAGCTATCTCATCGGAGAGTCGCATTTTCTCTGCGACATCACTGACGTTGCCTTGGGACAGCTCAAGCTCAGCTATTTTTTTCCTTACACGCGTTAAGTCATCTTCAAGAGAGAATAAGTTGCCAGGTAGAGATTCTTGTCTTAAGGCATGGCTTCTCCCACGCTCGGCTATTGTGTAGCGGGACTGAAACGCTCCTGCTTGAAGCTCAGGGGAACCATCACTGTTAAAAAGGACGCGCCTATTTTTCGCAATATTTGTCGCATTAGTAGGGGGGGTTACATTTGTAGGCCCTTTTACAGCTTTTTTTACCTTATTAGTCCCTTTTGCAATCTTTTTCGACTTAGTAAGGAAATCGACTGCTACCCCTCCAAGGCCCATTGTAGCTACATCAATAGGGCTATATTTACCCTTATC